ATTCTTCGTCTCTATCAGGATGTTCGTCCCATTGAGCAATAAATGAATGGAAACCGTTTGAGCCTACTTCTTGTTCATTACCATGTGAGTCAAACTTCTCTTCGGCTTGTTTCCAAATACTAGCAAACGTATCTTCATCTGAGTTAGGTGTACTAGTAAGAATAGCACGACCACCTGTTGCTAGTGTAGGAGATATCGAAGTCCAAAACTCTTCTGCGATGTTAGGTTGCACAAATGCAAACTCGTCACAGTATAGTAATGATATACTCATACCACGTCCTGTATTACCAGTTGTTGTAGCACTAACAATACGTGATCCATTTTCAAATTCAATTGATCCTTTATTGTAGTTAACAACTCCTGCTCTAATATGATCAGGACATAGTTCATACACGTAACGTATACGTTGCATGATTTCTTGGGCACCTGTATATTTGTGTGCCGCTATAAGACAAGTTTGGTCCGGATTAAACATTGCATACCATGCTAGGTATATTGCCGCACATGTAGTTTTACCTGTTTGTCTAGGCATCATGTTTATGTTAAAGCGATAGCTATGATAACTGTGCATCAAACGTAACTGATACTCAAAAGGTTCAAACAACAACTTACCTCTTACAGGATGTTGAATGTATGCAAACTGACGAGCAAAATATAGATAGCCTAATTCAGGATCCATGCATTTAGCAAGTTCCTCAATTTGTGCTTCTGTATATGTTTCTGTCTTATTCGCCTTTTTAATTAAGACGCCGTCTAAACTTGTACTCATGTTAATATTTAGTGAAAAAAATAGGCTCCTAAGAGCCTATTGAGTTTGGAGGGCTATTAGTTAAATTAGCCTATTATTGTTATTCGATTAACTACAACCGCAGCTTGAACATGCTTTTAGAAGTGTTTTGCCTTTACATTTTGGGCAACCTTTTTTGTCTTCGTATGCTTCTTTCATTTCTGATTGGCAAGTTTTGCACAGTTCTTTAAGTTTTGCTTGATCACAGTCTGGATACTTTTTGCAAATTTCTGCTGTACTCATTCCTTCTTTACAATGTTTCTCAACTACTGATTTTGATGGCATCTTATCTTCTGCTTCTGTTACAGATTCAAAAGGATTAACGCCTTTCTTAAAGGATGGCTTAACACCTTTCTTAGGCTTGTTACTACCTTTGCCTTTGCCTGCGTCTTTAGCAGCTTTTTTCATTGGCTCTTTTTTGTCGCCGTCTTTATCTAGATCTAAAAAGTCTGGCTTGCCTTTCTTTTCAGCTAGTAAGTTATAAAGATGCTCTTTAATGCCTTCCATTGCCATTGCATTATCGCCTGGCTGTGCAGCTTTGAATTGTTTCTTTTTACGATTAATTCCACCACTTAAATCTTTAGTCATATAGTGGTGATCTTTATATTCTGGTTCGCCTTCTGAACCGTCTGGTGAATTTTCCCACTCTTCAATGTCTGTATCTTCTACATCTACATCATCCATGCAACTACTATCTGTTGTGTCTTCGTCACCTGGTACTTCGTCTTTACCTGGAATCTTTGGATCATCCATAATTCCTGCTAAACGTTCCATGTCTAAACGTGGTGAAAGTGTTTTAGCACTTACTGGTTCTGCATCGCCTAATCCTGCGTTCTTCATCATGTCTAATAGGTCTGCTACATGCTCTTTACCACTTGCATTCATTGACACATTTACTGTTACTGGATTACCTTGGTCCATAGCAGGTGCTGCGCCCATAGGCGGCATCTCTGCTATTTCTGATTCGTTTAACTGTTGTTTGTTTACTTCGATATCAGTCATACGCTGAATCATATCTTTCATATTCATAATTTAGCTCCCTATTGCGCTTTTTTTGTTTTCACTATCGTCGATATCATTTGATTCACCAACTGGTCCGTCGACAGTATCGAACCCACGCTCTTTACGAGCTGTTTCTAATTCTTTCAATAAATCCATTACCCTGTTGCCTGCAACTTCGCCTTGACCGTCAACACTTTCTAGTTCTGGTGTAGTTAGTTTTGCAACATATTCACCGTCTTGTGTTTCTTCTTGGTATTGTTCTTGTGGCTCCATTGGGTTTCTAACAATAATGTAGGATTGATCGATACCACAACATTGTCCTAAATACTCTTGTAGTACTTGTGATGTTGTAGGATAATTAAGTTCTGTTTCAAAATACGTTACTTCCATATTTTGTAATTGTGGAAAATCTAATGGACGTTCTTGAATTGGTGTTTTCTTGCCTGAAGTTATGTTATTAACTCCATACTTTTCTAAACATGTTTTTAACATGTCTTCACAACCTTCTGGAAGCTCACCAGCTATACCTATTTTAAAAGGATATACCTTCTTTGCTTCTGTTAAAAATTTATCAAACGTCATTGTATTATTTCCTATATATATTATTTATCTGATTGAACGCTTTTTAACTTCTCTAAAAGACTGTTCCTATCAGTTACAACATAGCCTTCGCCATTGACCATTTCACCATCTCCGGTGCCACCATCCTTGTCCATCTTTTCTTTTTTAAGTTGTAAATCAATCATTTTTAGTTTCTTGTCTAACTTAGCAACTTTAGCATCAAGCCCTGTTTTTAACATACCGCCTGCTACTTCAAATACTCTACCACTATAACGCTGTTCTACATTCATGCCTAAATCCATTAGATCTTCGTATGCTGTTAACGCTCTTTCAGCAATATCATTAAGCTCAGTGTCAGCCATTTCGCCTAGACCTTTAACGGCTGGTAGTGCAGAACTTATTTTATCAAACTCTGCAATATCTCGCAAGGACTCTTTGTGTTGCACAATAGGCTTGGGCTTTTCAGCTTTTGCTTCTTTTATAATTTCTTTAGATTCTGGTAAATCTAACATTTCTTCTAATTTTTTCGTCATAGTGTTTCCTATTAACTACTAGTATTATTTATCTTCTTTTGCCTTGATGAAAAATATCACCCTCGTTTACTATCCTAAAAAAGATACCTTTTTGTTTGCACCATGATTGTGCGGCGGCCCACTTTGCTTGATTAACTACCCAAGCCGCTTGGTTTTGTTTTGATTTACCAACTTTTTCACGTATAGTTTGATTTGCTGGTTTAACTTCTATAAGTTCTACTTTTTGTTTATTGTTTTTATCAAGATAAACTATAAAGAAGTCTGGTACATATACTGTATGCTTTCCTGTAAAAGGATGTCTGTATGGAATTTTAATTGCTTCACTTGCCCACTGTGCAACACTAGTATGTTCGTCACAAAATCTCATAAATGCAAACTCCCAACTGGATCTGTATGTTGGTGTTTTATTTCCAACATATTTGTCAGGATTTTTTATATTGAATTTGCCCTGTGCGAACTTAGGCATGTTTAGTCCTCAAAGACTTCTATATTTCTAGACTCTACGATATTATTTTCTGCTGATACTTGAAACCCTAAACTACTAGTTTTGCCTCTAGTATAGTTTAATATTTCTGCAACTAACCCACTAAGTTGACTATCATTTAACCCTTTTAATGTATCGAGTAATTTAAACACAGGAACGTCATCTAACTTTGCCTGCTGTAATAGTGTACTTGCAATACTTGCACTTGCTCTGTCGCCAAAGCCTCTTTTTCCAAAGTATGCTAATACAGCATCTACGTCATTGCTTGGAAATTCTAATTTTTCTGTGTAATAAGCATCAAACAATTCTCTTACTGGTTCATCGCTTGAACTATAACCTGTTTGTGGTAAGTTTCCTTGTGTCATTATCCGCCGTCTCCTGTTGTTACTGGTAAGTTATTTGCGGCTTGTGCTGCACCAACTTTAGCGGCACTTATTGCCGGATTATTAGTTGCACTGTTAGATGTTGCGCTTGTAGAATTGTCACTACCACCTGTACCAGTTGACTTTGGAACTAGTATGCCTGGTAACCCGCCTACTCCCTTTTTACCTACATTTACAATAGCGCCTGTTAAAATACTAAGGCCTTCTGCTTTAAGACTGTCTTTACTTAATTTCTTTGCATTTTTAACTGTGTTTGCAGCTGTTAGTAATGTTCCTAATCCAAAGTTGCCACTAGTAATATCACCTAATACACTAGAAGCTCCGTCTAGAACACCGCCGCCTCCAAACAAGTTGCCTACACCGCCACCACCAATACTTAATGGGCTTGGTGTCGTATCATAATGATCTGTTGCAAACGTTGCTGGACTATCTTCACCTACTTTGCCTCTGCTATATAGTACAGATTCATAGTTAATTGTCATTTTATTTTCTGCAACACCTACACCATCTGATTGGTCCATTGAATCATGGCCCCATGATTCAATAATAGGATTAACAAGAGTATATTCAGTGTATTCGTGTCTACTAAATTGATAAAGTTTAATGTTCTTAAAAAACGGAACCATTTTATCATTGTCTAAACCAAATCGATATTCTCTACCATTTGATTCTTTGTAATTTGATCTTGGATCGTAGGTTGCTGTTATATCTGATATATTTGTATCTCTATAATAGTACCTATAATAGGCTTCCATTAGTGCTGTTGTTAGTCCATGATTATCATCATGCATTGTCATACTAACAGGAGTATAATCTATACGTGTTTGTACATTCTTTTTTCTATTGTATGCATTTTTAACTTCAACAGCTGACCTGTATTGCGGTAGGTCAACGCCCTTAACAAGCATGTTAAGTTCTGCTCTATGTTTATTTTGTAAAGTAGGAAATCCTGCTAGTACATCGTGTTTGTCGTCTTTGTAAAAATTAAAGTTTACAAAGTAAAGAAATTTAACTTTAGGTGCTAACCTAAAAGCATCATCGACATATAATCTTGAAGCATGCTGAAAGTCAGCCATGTCGCCTTTAGGGCTTAGTGCTCCACTAAGAAAATTGTCTAGGAATCCATTTAACTTATTTGCCATACTAATATTTATCCGAAAAGATTAAGTGCGTATATAAAAAAAAGGAAGCCTAAGACTTCCTTTTCCTTTATTCAAATAGCAATCTAGTTAAAACGTATATTATACGCCGCCGCCTGTTACTAGCGAGTTGACTGTTCTGCCAATTGCTGTACCAATGCCACTACCTTGTGGTGTTTGTATTGCGTTATCATATCTAATTGATAGTGCAATAGTAGCTGCGTCACTTGTTGCATAGTTTAATGTGTTGTAGTTAGCGTTTTGTAGGAAACAACCATAAAGTTCAAAAGTTTCTAATACTCCAACTTCGTTTGCTCCGTTACCACCATCTAACACTTCAATGCGTGTTAAGAATTTGTAGTCTATTCCACTAGCTGCACTTGACTGTTCAAAGAAGTCAAATTGTTTCTGTAACTGTTCGCCTACTTGCTTCTGTACATTGTTGCTTACGTCATCACGTACATTTAATGTAATTGGTTCCCAAGTATGCTTACCAGCTAAGTAACTTCTTGAGTTGTATACATCTAATGTAATTTCCTCAAAAGTTATGTTAGGACGAGTTACATCCATAACTTGCTTTGTAAGTTCTGTTGTTGCTGATGTTACTCCAAAATTTTCCAATGTCACTCTAAAGCGATATTGTAGTTTCGGCATCAAAAGTCCCTGATTGCTTGCGCTTGTGTCGCTCGCTAACGGTACTGTAATTTTTGATAATGTTGAGATTGCCATTTATATTTTCTCCTGTTGCTAGTATTTATCAAAGTGTCGACCCCATATTTCAGGGGTCTTTTCACTTAATTAAAGTCCTGCAATTTCTCCTGTATTTTTAAGTCTAAGCGGTATGTAAATAAATTCTACAGCCTTAACTGGTTCAATTGCAATATCAAGATATAGTTCATTACGATCTATTCTACTTGGTGTGTTGTTACTTTCATCACATACAACTAGGAAATCATAAAGTGCTCTTTGTCCAACTAATTCTAGCATTAGACTTTCTGCCGCACCTTTAATTTCATCTCTTGTTATTTTGTCGTTTGGCTCAAACAAGTAAGGTTTTGCAAGTTTATTAAGTTGTGAACGCATGTAAATTACTAAACGTGCAACATTAATTCTATCTAATGCACTTGCATTTCTTGCTCTTGTTTTCTGTCCAAATACTACTAAACCACTTCCGCTTAAGAATGTAATTGGGTTAACAGCATTTCCATAAAGTGTATCACGTTGTCCTTCGTTCAACGCTACACTTACAAATTCGCCTTCATCACTAATGTAACCTGCCGCTGTTGCGTTAGTT